CATGCTTTATTCTATATTTGAGCTTTGTATTCTCGATAGCCTTTCTACCTTTTGCGGTTTTTGCTGTAACAATAGAACCCGTAATATCAGTCCCACTTTTATCTTTTGCTTTAGAAGCACCAAGAACAATCGACTCCGAATTAAAATACAATCTTTTACCACCGGGTATTTGTTGAGGGTCACCGAATCCACCAACATTATCATACACATGGTTAACTACATAATAAGTTACGTCAGTCGCTTTCATCATATTAGCCAATTCATTTTTCCAAACAGAAAGTGAAAGATCTTTTTTATCAGAACCTTCAATTGCCTTTTTCATAAGGACATGACTAATCAAAGTTCCCCACGAATCTAACAGAACGAATATGTTTTGTCTTTCTGGTAACGTCATACCCTCAACCATATTTGTGAAAAATTGTTTGATATGAACTATATCTTGTTGACGTACAACAGTCAGAGATTTTTCTGAGGTGTCAATACCGATAGTTTCTGCCCAGTTATAGTCAAATGACTTTTCCGAATCGAGAACGATACAGTCCATACCCATTTTCTGTGCATTCTTTAAAGCCGATAATCCTATAAAAGATTTACCCAATGAACTATCAGCGGAAATCATATTGATTGCTCCTCGCAATAGCCCACCTTTTACCCTACCACTATGTAATAGATTCAAAGATATAACACCCAATGAAATTGTTTCCTCGGATTCACCCATTTCTTTAGTGAATACACTGTCTTTAAATAATTTATGTTTTTGTAATTTTTGATGTAAATTCATATTTCCTCTATTTTAAAAATGTGTTCATTTTGTTTTCTTTTAAATCTAATGCTGTCCATTTCAGTGCGTCGAACATCCTTGAAATCACCGCCAAAAAAGACTTTTCATATTGTAGATCGTAATCAATTTCGAAATATTCCTCGAACTCTTTCGGATAATTACCTATATATGCAATAACAGGAACTCGTAACATATTCTTTGGATTTACTTGAATGAATTTCATTTTTGAGCCATCACCGATTTCCATATACGGTAGTTTATATTTCTTAATCATATAGTTATAAGCCATCGACGCCTTAGCATGTTGAGGTGTCCCCGATTTATATTTCAACCCATTCTTTAGATAATACGATGTGGGTTTTGCGTATTTAGAATATTCACTAATCCCAGAAATAGAACTAACACGAGTTATATCTTCTTTTTTAAATTCTTTTCGGATAGTTCTCAATAGTTTTAATATTTTCTTTTGATCAAGGGTATCAAATATATATTGAATCACATCCATGATACGTTCACGATTAAATTGTGGTGTTGAACTCCTAACAGTCTCCACACCTTTAACTTTAATAACAGGTAGGTCAAAGACTTTGTCTTCATCTGCAATCAACTCGGTCATATATTTCTTTTTCGCCAATACAAATTGTTTCGTTATAATACCCTCACGTTTGAATTCTAAATGACTTGTAGTATTTCTCTGTTTCGCAAATATATCAAATATCTTAGTAATGAATGGGTTGACAACATCATTGAACATTATGTTTGCAAACTCCATGAAATCCATATCGGGAGCATACTTCTCTTTCACTTCTTCAAATTGGAAATAATTTGAATTATGCACAAGTATATCATTGGCAAAGAAATTGTGATTGCTCTCGACTTCTATATCATACACATCAACTTCATATATACCTAACGATTCTATTTTCACGTCTCGATGCCACCTATTATCATTTTCTAATTCTAGTACCATGACCATGTCACCTTTAATAAAATCCTTGGGGGATACATCTTTAACATCATAACCACGTTTAACGATCATACTATGATCACAGGTCATTTCAACAACATTTCCATTGACGGTAACTTTAAACATTTCTTTATTAACTTTATGTTTCATAACATAATTTATACTATTCATTTCTAGTTTATTGCCAGATTTATTATAAGATAATGCTTTAATAGAAGAATTGAGTTTTCCTATATAGTTACATTCACCAATCTCGTCAATCTCGTTACATTTGTTAAATAAGTCTTTTATTTTAATATCACCCAATTCGGTTTTAACTAAAGTATCACCAACAACTGAATCTGTATCAATAACCGTTACAATAGGTTGTGTTATTTTAAGAGCATTTTTTGTTATTTTTTTAATTTTCATATAGTTCCTATTCGTTAACTCTTATAAATTCATCACCAGCAACAAGGTCTTTCGCTTGAATAACAATATCATCACCGCCACGACTCACTACGACTTCGTCCTTTTGTGATATATTTATGTTTTCCCCACTTTCCAATTCTAATGTAAGTGAATGCTCATAGTTAGGGAAATGTTGTGAGCCTATTTTATGCCAATAATCTTTAAAATATCGGTTGGTTTGCTCTGCCAAGTATCTGATCGAGACTCTTCCTGCCCTTGTAATAGCACGAGCATTATCCACATCATAAAAGTGGAAATGTTTATTGGCAAGGACGCCATACATCGAGTTAATCAAAATCTTACGAATCATTTGTTGTGAATCATAATAGTTGGCCAACGCCTTGTCACCTTTATTGTAGGCTTCAAACATTTTCTGTTTAAACATTTTACGTTCTTGGAAAATTCTATCGACAATAGTTGGAAGTGCACCTTTACCTTGTTTGTAATATATTCCATTGATACAAGATTCAATAAGATTATCATCTTTGATTTGTTGTGCCGTAGGTTTAATTACTTTTGTCTCAGGGGAAATGTTATACATCCCAATCATTTTAGGATATAGTGATGTCGCATCCACACTCAAACAATGTTTATAAAAACCTGGATTGGCCCAACAATGACCACCCTTAACAAAGAAATCATCAAACGTAGTTTCACCATCATCTATTTTAACATTTTGTAATTCAGTGGTGGTCACTTCTTTTCCGCTAACCATTTTAGTTTTTTTAACTCGGAACATACCTTCTTCTTTCCACCAATCTCTATGTCCATGTTTTTTATCGGGTAAGACCATACCATCTTTATGTAATTGTTTTAAGAAATACCCAGTAATAACTGCGACCGAACTAAATACTTTATCAAGTGGAACTAAACAGTCATAACTTATATTGATTGCAAGTTCTATAAATTTTAATTTCTTTTCTAATTTCTCAATTAACAAAACGTCTTGAATGTTATAGTCGGTAAACCGATTCCAGTCAGTCTTATATATATCAAAAACACCACCTTCTAAGTCAAGTTTACCTTCACCTAATTCAGACATACCAATGGATTGAAGGGAATAAGAAGGTTGCGTTACAAATGTAAATTTCTTATATAACTCCATGTAATCGAGAATAGTTAATCCCGGTATACTGTATTCACCGGTTCTATTGTTAAAATCAATTTTATTAATTGGTGATAATTTTTCTTCCAAACCATCATCGGTAAGTCTCTTAATTCTATTAATTATATATTTGACATCAAATGATAATACATTCCAGCCAGTCAACACGGAAAATTTTTGTTTTCTAAAGAATTTCACAAATTTTGTTAACATTGCTAGTTCATCAGGAACGTATGCATAATTTTCGACATATCCACTTTCTTTATTTGTATATTCCTCAGTACCGAATGTGTACATCTTACCAGTAGTTGAAGACTTGAACGATATTAGATTAATAGGAAATAACGCCTCTTCTGGTTTGGGGAATGTATCACCCGTTTTTATTTCAATATCCAGAAAACAAATATTAAAATTTTCAATTTGCATTTTAAGTTCAACATTCTTATACCGTTCCTGCAAAAATTTAATATCTGGTGATATATCAGTCTCGAATGTTTTCACACCCACACTTGAAAGAGCAGTCATTGATTTTTTGTTATCAGTTACTTGTCTAATAACAGGTGTGCCGTAAACATCTATTAATTTAGATTCACCAGTCTTATCTTCAACATAATAATAATGTTCAAAGTCTTCTTCATATTTAACATCTTTACCATCAATACATTCGACCATATGTATTTTATTTCTTTTATGATCGTAATAAATAGTTTTAAACATATATACCTTTAGTTTCTTATATGTGGATAACGTTCATGTAATGAGATTTCAAGTGTTTTGATTTTATCCATTAACTTTGTCAAGTTTTTCTCATTAATCCCCCCGGCGTTTTTATGACCACCACCGAAACCAAGATCAGCAACGGCCATCCCTATATCAACGTCGCCCTTACTTCTAACTGAAACATTTTGATTATTAGTATTCCTAAATATCACCACATCATAACCTTCATTTGTTATAAGCCTATCACATATATCATTTACATATTTCGTACCATAACACATACATCCATTAATTGTTCCGAAGTCAAACACGTCTGTATTTTCCCATTCAACATTAATATCATGTTTTGTTTGTTTTATATATTCAAGTTCGACATCTGTCCATTTAGTATCACCATTGAAAAATCTACGATTGAATTTCTCATTCCACATTTTATAGTACAACATAGAGAGCTCTTTACTTTTAGGGTCAGCATGAATCCACATATCATTATCATTAGCTAGACGAACTAGATCGTCCAAGTATGAAAGATCTTGCGAAAACGCGGTTTCTATAAATCGTTTGGTGAGAGCCGCCCCACATTCATTATCATAAACAAACCTTGCTCTTTTTGGATTATGTAAATGAACCGCCGTTTCGTGGTGATCTAGTAAAATTAAATTTTTATGTTTGTCTAGTAATTCAGAAGACGAAGGGCTTATATCAGTCATTATGACCAGATCGTACATTACGGATTTTGTGTTTTCAACTATCGAATCTATTTCATGATACGACGCTTCAACACAGGTAACATTATTAAAATAATTTTTTAGAACTATTTGTGATACTGAGCCATCGGGGCAAAATTTGTGGCTAATATTTAATACATTAATATCTCTTTTTATTTTATTGAGCATTGGCATAATTGTCGTGATATCTTTTTCTAAACTCATATTGAGTCCTTTTACTTTAAGTTATTCAGTACACTAAAGATAGCAAAAGGACTCATTCAATTCAAGTAAAATGATTAATTAACTAAACAACAATCTAACTAACTTATCAATGTATTCTTTACTTTCAAGTAAACGACCATTACTCTCAATGTCATTGTATTGTGTATTCCTGATTTGATTATAGTTTTCTTTCTTACATAAATCCCAAACTACTTTATCCAATTCAGCAAGAGAAACATTTTCATTCACAGTGATCGGAACATGATCATAAGGGCTTACCGTCCCATCTGAAAATGTACTACCGATACAAGGAATCCCTTCAACGGCATATTCTATATATTTAATATCAGATTTACCACTGTTAAAATTATTAGGAACTAATGGCATAATACCAATGTCAGCCCCAATTTTTTTAACAGTTGTGTGATAATCAAACGAACCAACCCAATTAATTACTGTAATCTTTTTTTCGATAGATTTGAAAAAGTAAGGTAGACCACCCATACAAGTAAATTTGATTTTATCTTCATTAACATTTTTAATTATCCATTCACACCAAGCGTTGTCAAAGTCACCTTTCATTTGAGGCATACCTCTTTCTTTATTCCCATTACTATAATGAGTTGGTGAACCAGTATATAAGATGTGTGGTTTTTTGATATCTTCTTTAATGTCTTCTTTATGTTTATCACCCCAAAGATATGTCGGGACTACATTGGGAACAACAACAATAGGTACTTCAATTTTTAATTCATTTTTTATATAGTCTGCTAAGAATTGTGTACTCACGGTAATCAAATCCATTAGTTTCATTACTTCAATAGACGATGCTTTAACTTCATCAGTAATATTTACCCAACCAAAATTATAAGACGGCACGCCATCTTTCTTATCGCCACCTTGATTTTCGTTATGACCCCAAATAAAATCGTCAATATCCCAGATCATTTTATATTGTAACTGGGTTTGGGTAGATTTATATTGTCTAATAATATTCAAATGTCCCGGGGTCATTTGTCTTTGAAAGTATATGGCACGTGTTTTTGCCAAGATATCCTGTTGGAAAATGAAAACTGGAGATGTTATGGGAACAATTTGTTGGTTTTTTCCGAAAATACTATTAAGAAACATCATAGGGAATATTTGGCGGAGAAAACCACAGCCCGTACTATCCGATGGAAATGACAATATTATATTCTTTTTGACTTGCACAGTTTTTGGTTTTTTAGAGGGCTCGGGGACCTCTTGTAACATTTGTTTTTTAAATTCTTCTAAATTACTGTTTTTTACATTTTCCACTACACATCTCCTTTTGCTGATTCATATAAACTTTTTATTTTTGCATATATATCTTTTTTCATATCTTTATTTTCCATTTCAAGTGTTTCTATATATTCTTTAATTATTTCTGTTATAGTCATTGTCTTAAAATCAATGTCACCCATGTCTGTAAATAAAGAACTGTTATATTGTGGTATTGGTGGAAAACACGGACCTAATTTTTCTATTTCTAATAAGTATTTTTGGAATTCATCATCATCGAAATCGCCGTCTGAATTGACCTCAACGTCCACAATATTACCCTCAATCATTTTTTTTGTTATTTTATCGGGATATTTTATTTTAATATATTTTAATGAAGTTGTATTCTCAACGAATTCATATTCTAATGTATTAGTATCGAGAATATAATACCCCCGTTTATCACCAGTATCATGACGAGATAAATGTGATATCGAACCGACATATTGTATAATAGAATTACCACGTTTTTGTTTACTAATTGTATGATAATGTCCACTTAAAATAAGTTTGTAATTTTTAAAGAAAATATTACAATCCATACCATCAGCAGATTTTACTTTGTTATTAAGTTTAAAACCTTTCATCTCAAAGTGACCACAACAAATATCACAATCCCATTTATCACTATTGGATAATTCTTGGACAAACTGATCGTGATCTATAATCCATGGCGTCATGAGTATATCGGTTTTATCAAATCTTACCTTTTTCAATTCATCAATGATAGTAATATTATCGAATTGTTTTAACATCTGTAATGAATGAGTGGATGTTGTCGTCTTAAAATAAAGATCATGGTTACCAACCAAAATATAAATATCGAAATCCTTTAGATCGTTTGATAATAGTTCATAAACAGCATTCATTACTTTTACGTTAATGTTTGAGCGATTATCAAAAAAATCTCCGAGTTGGATAATAGTATCAATACCCTTTTCTTTTAGTTGTGGGATAAATTGTTCTTTTAGAAATTTAATATGGGAATCCAAAAATATGTCGTTATTTTTTCTATTACCAAAATGAAAATCTCCGCAGACAGCAATATTCATACTACCATACCTCATCATTATTATTCATTGTATGTTCTCCACTACCGAGGTTTTCTACGAAACTAATCGGCGTAAACATATCTGAATTTTTATTACTCCAATTTATATGTTGTAAAAATGCGGAGTTTGCAACTTGGGTATAATAGGCTAATGGATTTTTTAACTCAGTATTAAATCTTTCTATATAATTATACATAAACATACATGAGTCAGAAACCATTGTCTCTTTTCTAAAATAATCATAGTTAATGAAATTTGGTTTTTTTATATAATTACGTGCGATCAAGAGAAATCGTTTTGCACATTCATTTTTAACCATCTCTAATTCCTTTTCTCTTTTCTCTTTTAATTCGGGATTAGTTTTTTCCATTTCAATTCGTTCAATTCTATTACACCATTCTTTTTCTCGTTTCTTTTTAAATTCGACCCTCTCGTTTAACACACGAGTATACACGTCTTTCAATTCTTCGTCAGTATATTTTTTGTTAGATTTTTTTAATTTAATTACTTCTTTTTCTGCTTTCGATTCCGGATTAATCTTTCTCCACCATTCCGATGTATCGACTGTCAATTCCCCATATCGTATTAAATGTTTTTTAAATTCCGCGTTATCAATATAACCCTTTTTCTTTTTTTTAACTTTATCCATTATTTATCTACCTTGATAATTCTTGAGTAATTACCATTTTTATATACATTAATTTGTTGGTCGAATAAAGTATCATCATTTATCCGATGGCTTATTACATAAACACACAATTTACTATTAAGCTCTGTCATATTCTTTACTGTATTCGTTATTTTTTCTAATCCATCAATATCGGTTGCTGAATCGAATAATTCATCAAAGAATAATAAGTTACAGTTCCAATTTGTTATAGATTTTGTTGTATCAATGAAAGATAATAATATTGCAAGGTCAATTCTTTTCTTTTCACCTTCACTAAAACTCATATAAGGTAATTCATTATGACCATTAAGAGATATAATTTGCTCGTTCATGTATGCATCAAAAGATAATATAATATTTAATTCGAATAATTTCAAGTAATTATTTATTTTACCATTCAATATAGGTAATAATTTCCTAAAGAAGTGAGCTTTGATACCATTCTCGGACAATACATTTTCAACGATTTTATTAATATTTAGTTCTTCTGAGATTGTTTTATTTTGTTTGAATATTGTTTTGTACTCAGATACTTTTTCTTCAAAATCCTTTTCAAGTGAGTCAATATCGAAATCTAATCTTCTTGTTTTTATGATTTCCAAAGAATTACTCAATTCATCTAACTTTTTTATATCCATAGTTTTTTTATACTCATAATTACTAAGCTTTGTTGACAACTCACGAACAACATCTTTATCTGATCGTATAATCCCAAGATCATTTCTACAAGTAATTAAGTTTTCTTTTATGGGTATTAATAATTCTTTGACATTTTGAATATCATCTTCAAGTTCTAATATATGGCCTTTTATATGAGATTCACTCAACTCTGTATTACACATCGGGCAATATTCATTAGAAGTTAGATTTTTAATAGTCTTACCATCCTGTTTTATTTGGTATTCGTATTGTGTTTCTTCTTTTTGATATTGATTAATTAAATCTTTACATAATGTTTCTTTTGAAACGTCTACTAATGATATTTCATCTTTAGTAATATCAATTTCTTTAGAATAGAAATCCATATCATCAATTGTATTATTAATGTTTTCTTCAATGACATTTATTTCATGTTCTTTATTTTTTGTAAAATTCTTTGCAGTAATCTTAAAATTAGACATTTGTTTACGTTGAGTTAACAACGATGATTCTAATATTGATATAGTTCTTGAATTAATAGTCTGTTCAGTTTTCAACCCAACAGTTTCTTTTTTAATATTACGTAACATATCACCGAATATCTTTATATTAAAAATACTTTCTATAATATCACGTTTTTCATTAGATTTTAATGATAGATACGGTTTGTTATAACTAATAGCAAGACAAATTATTTGTTTAAATAATTTTAAATCAACACCAATAATCTTATCTATTTCCTCTTGTATTAATCTTTTACTACTTAATAATTCAAGTTCTTGCCCTTCACAACCTATTGCACCCTTTTTAATAGAAATAGTAGATGGTGACAAAGTTCTCTTTATAACGTATTGTATTTTGTCTTTAATAAATGTACACTCAGTTTCCATCTTCTTTTTATTAGTTCTATTTATGAGATCGTTTATTTTTATGTTTCTGTAAGGTTGACCATAGAGGCAGAAACATATTGATTCTATAACAGTAGATTTTCCAAAACCATTCTTACCAACCAAGGAGTTTAAACCAGTATCGAAGTTAAATGTAGTTTCGTTATTACCGTAACTTAATATATTCTTAAATATTATTTTTTTAAATTCTATAAACACTGATAAAGATACCAATCTAAATTGCTTCATATAATATAATAACATTTAAGTTTTATTTCAAGTAAAAACTACATAATTATAATTAAAATATTAAATGTATTATTAGTAGATTTACAAGACTTAAATAGTTACACTTACTATTTACCAAACATATATTAAAGTCTTCTACAACCTTATTAAAAACCTTAAATAAGACTAACTAAACAGAGTTTAGAATAACTTTAGTACTAATAATTTATTAAATCTAGTTAAAACAATAAAGAATTATATTTACAGTAAACCTCGTAGAGATTAACAATTGACCGAGTAACGAACGAAGAGAGGTTGAGGTCAAGGAACGAGTGTAACGAGTGACTGTTTACCAACGACGAACAGTAAATAATATATTTACCGAAGAAAAGAAGTTTTAAATAACTTTACTATTATAAGCAGTCACTCGTTACACTCGTTCCTTGTACTCGACCTCTCTTCGTTCGTTACTCGTACAATTGTTAATTCTTTAATAATTAATTTCTTTAAAGTTCTTAACTAATCTTAACTTGACTCTAAATACTCATCAGATGTTTTTGAATGGTTTTTTAACCCCCCTGACAATGCAATTAGTTATAATTACGGTTAAGAATAAAGTTTATTTACTTTAGTAGACTTTCCTGTTATGGTCTACTTAATCTTAACATTGGCTCGGGTATGTCGAGAACCTTCTAGGACAAATAATCAGCTATTCTATAAGCAATACTAAAAGGGGTTGTTAGCATCAGACCAACAACATTATTAAGTTTATTTTACAAGAAATTATTAAAATAATAATAATTCCCCGAAACATCTCAAATCCGTATGCATAGGGTGTTAACCTATAATGCGAGTACACCGGCAGTATGTTTCTCAATGTATTTTTATACAACTATGTATAGTTATAAAAGAAGATTAAACAATCTTTTAAATAAATCTAATAAACATTATTCAATATTTCAAGTAAAAACATTATATTATTAAACTTACATCTTTTTCGATAACATACTTCTATTTATATAATTTTCATAAACACCCTTTTTAGTCCAAAAAACGACTTTTACCCTCCCAGTGGGGAAAACTTTTTTAAAACAGTCCAAAATCGTCGTTTTTAACACCCCAGTGGGTAATTTTTCCAAAATAATTTCAAGTAAAAACTGCCGTCGGGAAGAATTTTAAGACCGAATCTTCACAAATATAAATAGTAGTATATTGAAAAGGGTTTATTATGAATAAAAAACGTAAACAGGGGACGACCCACAAGAAGTCTTTTTGGGCTATTAGTTACATATACACTAATAAAAGATCTTACGTCTGTGAAACTACATGGGACGTTATTAAGGTAGTTATTGACCGAGAACCGATCAAATTCAAAAAATTCAAAAGTGAAGACGAGGCGTTAACATGGCTTAAAAAAATAGAAAAATCTGCTTTATATAGATAGTTTTACTTGAAATAATTAATAGTCTTTACTATCTTATACTACTATATAAATACTGTTCACAAAATAGTGAACGCGACCAAATAGTGAACAAGGAATTTTTATGAATGTATTAAGTCTCTTCGATGGAATGAGTTGTGGTCAAATGGCCCTGGATAAGTTAGGAATAAAAGTCGACAATTATTATGCAAGTGAAATTGAAAAGAGTCCTATAAAAGTAACACAATATAGATACGCCAATACACACCAACTAGGTGACGTAACAAAAGTTAAAGGTGATGATTTACCAATAATAGATTTATTTTTCGGTGGTTCACCATGTCAAGGTTTCTCTGCATCTAATACCAGTGCCCGTTCTGGGAAATCATTAGAAGCTTTCAATCACCCATCATCCAAACTATTCTATGAATACATGAGATTATTGAGAGAAGTAAAACCTAAATATTTTCTTTTGGAAAATGTGCCAATGAAACAAGAACACGAAGACGTTATTACACAATTATTAGGTGTTCAACCAATTAAAATAAATTCGAGTTTATTAACGGGTCATTTTCGTAGACGTTTGTATTGGACTAATTTACCGGGTGTTCAAATGCCACTAGACAAGGGTATTTACTTAAAAGATATTATTCAGACAAATGAGGAAATAGAATCCCAACCAGAACTAGTATTAAAACAGTCCGCAATTAAAAAACTTGTACACGAAATAAAGAAAGAATCAATTAGATATGATGATAAACCTAGACGTATTGCTCATTTTGATTCTGAAAAATATATAGTTCCGAGTCAAGGTAAGCGTGTGTATTCCATACAAGGTAAAGCCGCTTGTCAAACTGCATCCGGTAATGGCCGCGATACATTATTATTTGCAAATACTGAAAAAACCAAAATTAGAAAATTATCACCAATCGAAAGTGAACGTTTACAGGGCGTCCCTGACGATTATTCTAACGTACCAACAGTAACATCAAATCAACGATACAAGATGTTGGGTAATGGTTGGACAGTTACTGTTATTGCACATTTATTTAGAGGTCTTAAAAAAGAATATGGAACTAGATAAATTTAAAAAATTTCAACAGTTAGTTAAGTCTCAAATAAAATGGGATGAAGACACTATGATGGATATGGAAAAGAAGCTTGGTAATTTGTATCAAGAAATATTAGAGATACAATTTACTGAACGGCGTGAATATGAAGACCTCGTCACTAAACAAAAGAAGAAATATGGTGAAGTATATCATGAAGTTAAATATAAAAATGATTATAACTATGAGAGTAAAAGTGAGATTGACACCCAAGTTCACTGCGACCCAGAATATAATAAAATTTGTTTAAAATTAAATCAACAAGGTGCAATAGTCGAATATATTGAAGGGACTCTCAAGAACATTACCGGAATTCCCTTTGGTATACGTGATTTTCAGAAATGGGTCTACTATAAAGCTGGGATGGCATTTTAATTTTATAAATACTATAAATAATAGAAACTATACAAACAACCAATGGAGAATGTATGTCAATTAGTAAATATCTTAAAGGATTTCTTAATGAATCTGCTTGCAAAAGAGAAGAAAAAGAATTGGAAGAAAAAGAGTTAACAACAAAACAAAAAGAACTCGATGTTGATGGTGATGGTGATATCGGCGGAGACGATCTTGCAAAACTTAGAGCTAAAAAGAAAAAAATAGATGAAGAAATCGCAAAGTACGACCAAAAAACTAAAACTACAAAAAATGTAAATACTGATTTGGGAGACGATACTGATGAAGATGAACCAACTGGTAAATCTACTGAAATTAAAAAAGCCACAAAAGGTGGTGAAACTTTGGAAGAAGATGATGATGAAGACGAAGACGATATGGACGAAGAAATATCTGTTTATGATCAAGAAGAAAAGCCAACTAAAAATCATAAAACATCTTTGGAAGAAGCCACCATGGTCCTCCCGTCAGATACTGCACTTGTGGCCCTAAAAGCTCTTTCTAAAAAACCAAATACTATGCTGGGTTCTAAAGTAAAACAAGAACTAGAGAAAACGGGATTGGTTAGTAATGGTAAACTTACCGATACTGGTAAAGATTTATTAAATAGTCCAGAAGCTGAAGATCAATTAAAAGAAATAGGTTCATAACTACTAGATAATATAATTAAGTAATAAAAAAGGTCTTGTAATAATCAAGACCTTTTTATTATAAATACTATAAAATGAATAGCGTGTAAGGAAAATCTATATGTGTGTAATTGTTGCCTATAAAATGCCTGATGAAAACGGTTCATCATCTTGGGTTCTTGCCAAAAATCGTGATCGTAACTACGTCCCAACTGTAAATTTCATTAAACGTTCAACATCGAATTCTGAATATAAAGTATTCGAGGATGAAGACACTATGTGGGCGGAAGGTATGAACGAACATGGGATATGTATAGTAAATTCTTCATTAATGGTGGTTGATGATGAAAAAGAAATATCTAAAAGTAAGTCTGATAAAAAATCTCCAATTCTAGCTCAAGATGGTGCGATATTCAAAAAGGCCCTTGCCTTTTCCGATATTCATGATACCGTAGATTACATCATAAAGCATGATGTCATGGGATTCACTTTTATTACTAATGGTGAAATCTTATATGTAATTGAAACTTCGAGGGAACGGAAAGAAATAACAGATGTTAAAGGAACTAAAAAAGTTAGTTTGGGTAATGTAAGTAATGATGAAGATGTGAAAGAAACCGAGGTTGTTAGATATTCGTGCCAATGGTTTAAAGTGGATGATGAAGTTTCTAAGAAAGGTTTCTTCGTTCGTTCTAATCATGGTGATTATTTTGACGACACTGGTTATCCTATGGGTACAGAAGATGGTGAATCTACTAGATCAAGAAAAATATCCGTGGAAAAGGCAATAGAGAAGGAAAAACCTACTAATATTAATGAATTAATATCTTGTATGTCGGTAACACCGAATAAAAATCCAAACCACAACCCATTACGATTAAAAGCTAAATGTGAACTGTTTACAACAGGGCAAATTGTTATGGTCCCGAGCAAAAGAAATATTAATTATAGACCTATTGAATGTAATGTTAAAATTCAAGGTAAAAAAATTAAAACTGGAGACTTTAACAGCGGTAAATTGAATGTTTTTGTTATCGGTAAATCTGAACCACTAAAAGAGTCTTTCAAAAAATTTTATAAGGGATGATAAATATGAATTTTAAACAATACCTAAGTGAATCTACTACTATTACCAGAAAGGGTAAATCTTATAAGCAAGAGGTTACTGACCTTCTGAATAAGAAATTTTCTATAACAGTGAAAGCCACCAAACAAAAATTAAAAGTGGATTATAAAGAGCTTATTAATTATCTCACCTTAAATACTCCAGCAGACCCAAGAACAATTGCCGACCAAATGAGTATGTTAGAAGTTTCATCTAATAAATCAATTAGTGTTTTTGATAATAAATCAAACGTGGTTGCTATAACAATACTATAAAATACTATGTATTCAATACATATAAATACTATAAAATGAGTTTATAGGTAATTGACATTGAGTAAAATTATTATTAGTAAAGTTGACGAGGTCTTTTTCAAGTTAAATCTTGATATTTCACAATGTCTTGAATTAAAAGAACATCTTTCAGTTTATGCACCAAATTTCCAATTCCACCCTCAGTTCAGAAGTAAACAATGGTCCGGTAAGATATCATTTTTTGATATGGTAACGAAACAGTTGCCAATAGGTTTACTACCAAAGTTTGTGGAATTCTGTAATAAATTTAATTACGAATTTGAATTCGATTTTGACAAGTCTACTCTAATTAATGATATATCAATAGAAACAGTTGAAAAATTAACAAGTTCAATAAAAAATAAGTTTGGTAGTCAATTCGGATTTACAGATCGTGAATATCAATTAGACGCAATACATAAGTCTCTGCAATGTAAGCGTGGTGTGTGTCAAATGCCGACTGGAAGCGGAAAATCGTTTGTTATCCACAACTTAATACAGATATTTTTAGGCATGGAAAAGCGTATTTTGTTAGTAGTGCCCACAACATCCCTAGTGGAACAAATGTATAATGATTTTATAGAGTATGGTTGGTTAGACATCAATAAAGACGTAACCAAATTATATAGTGGTCAGAAACCGGATTTTAAAAAAAGTGTGTTAATTAGCACATGGCAATCTATCTACAAAAAACAGGGGAAATTCTTTGAAGGGTTCGATGTGTTATTAGTAGATGAAACTCATCAAATGAAATCATCATCACTACTCACCATTGCAAAAAAATCTAAAAATTCGGAATATAGAATTGGGTTGACTGGGACATTACCAACAGAACCAGCAGACACTTATAACATACATGGGTATCTCGGACCTGTCATATACAAACAGAGAACAGATGAATTAATTGAACGGGGTGTATTATCAAAAATAAAAATAGCCAATATTCTCTTAAAATATCCATTAGAAATGATTGAAAAAAATAAGAGAAGGCCCTATCAGGAAGAGACTGATACCATATCTAAATTTGAGAGACGAAATCAGGCATTTAATCATATAATAAATAACGTTCCGGATGGTCAAAACACGATAATCTTATGTCAACTGATAGATCATATCAAGATGATAAAAAAACACCTTGAAGATACCTTAGATTCCAAATATACGATATATGAATATCATGGTAGTATAAAAACTGAGGAACGTGAGCGGATTAGAGCCCTAATGGAAATAAATAGTAATATGATTATAGTTTCTTCATATCAAACTATGGCAACTGGAGTTAATATTCGTAAATTGACAAATATTATTTTTGGCTCTAGTTATAAATCTAAGATTAAAATTCTACAAAGTATAGGTAGAGGTTTAAGAAAACACGTAACAAAAGAAAAAATGATTCTATGGGATTTAGTTGACGACCTAAGATGGTCAAACAGAAACGGGACTATTGGAAAAAATCATGTATTTAAACATTGGGACGAACGTGTGAAATATTATGATGAACAAGGTTTTCAATATCACACAGGAACTTACAAATTATATAAATAACTATATAGATAAATTTATGGAGAAAAATAATTATGGCTAATTTAGTATACAATACTTACAAAGAAAATACACTTTTGGGTCACATTGATCTTAATAACGACACACTTAAAGTGGCTCTAGTTACAAGTTCATATATTGCTGACCCGGACCACACATCTTTCACAAATGAGGTAGCCGGAACAGGATATACTGCGGGTGGTGCGACGCTTGTCAATACAGCCGTAACAAAAGATGATATTAATGACAAAGCATTTTTGGATGCTGATGATGTCACATGGGCAACCTCAACAATTACCGCCAGAGGTGCTGTAATTTATAAAGATGATATAGTAGATATTCTAATTGCATACATTGATTTCACTAGTGATAAATCTAGTACAGCGGGTGATTTTACTATCCAATGGAATGCCGCAGGTATTATTCAACTAAGCTAAATCTCATATAAATCTAAAAAGGGGTCTATATGGGTCAAAGTGTAAATATTATACCGAGTGTATTTGTTATTAATTCGATAGTTTCAAACGGAACTGTGATTACCGAACAAATACTATCAATAGAAGAATTGTTGGAATTAAACTCAACTACGTTATCCCCTTTAGTTACAATTGAAACTACTATTGATTCCGATGTACTTATACTTAATTCTGTAATCCCCCCTGTTACAACATTAACTAATCAAATTTTAGAAACGACAATACTAAATACATCATTGTCGGTTCCAGTAGTGGACGTTTCGCTTGGCATTTCTTATACATCTGAAGAAAATTTAATCAATGTATCTACCCCAGAAGTTTCTACGTCTACTCAACAAATATTAAAAGTAGATGAAATTAATACTTCAATGTTGGCCTTACCGGCCGGTATACAAACTTCTGATACAGTACATATTTATAGTGATCTAATTATTATTGACTTAACACCCCCATTAGTTACTTTAGTCACTAATCAAATTTTGGAAACTACAACACTAGGTCTTATTACATCTATACCACCAGTAGGTGTATCACTTGGTAATACATCTTCTCCAAATATTCTTAATAATGATTTAATTATACCGCCTGTGATAATCTCAATAAGTAATGTAAATAATACTGATATTATATCTTTAAACACTTCTGCATTACCCACCCAAATTAAAATAGATTATTTAGATTCAGTAAGTGTATTAAATAGTAATTTAGTAATACCCGATATTTCTCTTATAACTAATAATCATATATCTGTTGATATAAATAACATGGATTTTACTATTCCCGAAACAACTATTTGTATTCTCGTCCCCGACTGGGACACCGGGTGTGATACACCAAATGATTACTGGGATAATGATTCTGATTGTAACCAATCCACGAAATGTTTATATGACGACATTCAGATAGGTATGTTGAACCAATACGGTATTGATATTACTTTTTATACTACTGATTATAATACTTCTCATGATATAATATTTGGTGAAGATAATGACCGTCATGTTTTGAGGTCATTTGAATGTATGGCAACATTTGAATTGCCCGAACAATCAAGAAGTGTAAGTATATTTGGTATTATGGGATTGGATGAATTTCATATATATACAAACAAAACACATTTTTCATATATGTCAACTACGAGTGCCGGTATCGAAAATGTGTATACTGAATATTTACCCCATGTTGGTGATATAATATGTTTCAACGCAGAAAATACATTTTATGAGATAATTTCAGTTAAAGATAAAGTTAATCAATTTAAACAGAGTCAATATACATGGGATTTTTTAGTCCGACCATTTAGGGATAATAAGTTAACGTTATCCCCTGATGTTAGTTCTAGCCCAATATCTGCATTTGTGGACACGGCAGATATTATGTCGGTAAATAATATAATTAATTACGAAACCAGTGCAATTGATTACCGTCCGTATATAGATGAGGGAAATCCATGGGGCCAATAGTATTATAAATAGTTAATAATACAGCTAATTAAAAATTAATTAGGGGAACTACTAATATGGCCATAAGTACAAAAAGAACATTAAGTGAAATACTTGTATTACTTGTTAATAATACAACAGGAAATATCTCAGAAGAAGATTTAAGAGATTCCATCAAATCCGTTTTCGGTAACAAATCAATTACAAGTGTGTCTGCTAATACTACATTAGGCGTTGATGATATATATGTTCATGTTAATTCATTGACCACTAATTCAACAATTACTTTACCTAGTGTAATCGGAAATGATGGACAAGATTCAACATACGTAAATAAAGAATATATAATTTTTAATGATTCCAATTTTATCGTCACAATTGAATCAGATGGTACTGAGAAAATTGCGGGTTCTGTTAATGATGTATTAATTCCTGCGGGAAAGACTGCTTCTTTCATAGGTGTAGATGGAGTTACAGGTTGGGGTGTTCTTTATGAAAATATTACTGAAGGGACTTTAACAACTGCATTAACTGACCATATTAATACTATAACAGGAAATCCTCATGTTGTTACAAAAACAGATATTGGTTTAAGTGCAGTTCCTAATTATGATTTTACCAATGATGTTACCGATTTAAGAACTGATGTCAATACTGTTAGTGGTGATCTTGATATCCACGAAGCTGATGCGACGATTCACTTTACCGAAAATCCAAATTGGGATGTAACTTACACAACTGTTAATTCAAACTCGGCAACTTGGGGAACTAGTGGTG